ACTACGACCTCTTTGTGGATTTTCCATTCTCCAATTACCTGTCTTAGCATGAATCATCTCATTATCATTAGGGTCAACAATCATATTCAACGCTGAACGTCTAACACCTCCTGATAATACCGCATCCGCTGAGTGACAAATAATATCAAACGCTAAAATAGGTCTGATTTTTTCACCTTCAGCTACAATCCATTTTTCAATTAATGTTTCAATTTTTTCCAAAGATTGTTTTAAACCTTCGGGACCAGGTGCTTTGAAACCTCCACTAATAAATGCTCCCTTTTCTCTAATCAAAGAGTAATCAAATTTAACTTCATAACCCGCATATTCAGGGAATGGTTGGTCATCAACAAAATACGATGATAATAAAACACCTAATGAATTTGCCCATCCTTCAATTGAATCTTCAATATAGAATGTCTTAGTTCCCAACGTTCTCTTTTGTATCTTACTTAAATTATTAACGAAAGGAATTAATAATCCTCCACCAAATCCACAACCAGATAATGCCAAATAGAAAATCTCTTGGAAAACTCTATTACGTGCAATGTGTCCTGATGTACAGTTGAACATTCTCGTATTATGTTTCATAATTTGTTCGTGTCTGTATTGTAAATTTCTTTGAGATGCCAATACAGCTTGGTCCTTCATACTCTCAACAGCAGATTGTAAATACGGTTCAATTGCGTCAGCATATTTTACATATTTTTTTCTGTGTCCGTCAATTATGTTCTCACATGCGTCTTCCCATGTTTCGTACCTTTTTTCATCCTCTTTCCATTTGAAATAATCTGAGTGCAATTTAAGATCACTCAGAAACTTTTTACCTTTCTGCATTTTAAGTTTCCTGTTTTATTTTTTTTTATTTTATTAGTGTCTTCTTCTCTTGAGCTTTTCTATAAACCTCTGCGGTTCTATTTGCTCTTTTTTGTACTTCATCTTGTTCGTGACCAAGAAGTGTATTTTGTGATTCTGTATCAATCAACAAATACTCGTTATTAAATTTACAATTTTGGAATACAACACCATCTTTACCGATACGAGATTTAAGTAACGTTAATGTTGCCAAGTTGTGTTCTTTTTGTTCTAATGTTTTACCAATAGACAATATAACGTGAGCAATTTGAGCCTTTTTGATAGATCCACCCATTTGGTCTCCCGTTACAACTTCAGATGAAATTGATTCACGATTACCTTGTGTTGCTGTCCATATTGCCATATTAAACTCACCAGTCATTGATTCTAAACTTCTCATCACAGAACCTTCACCTTTCCATTCTTCACCATTAGTTGATTTATCTGATGAAATACAATCAACATAATCAATAATTAACAAATCAACTTTGTTTTCATTTTCAGAATTCAATTTTCTTAATTTGTTCTTAATTTCAGAAACTGTAACATTATCACTTGCAAGTTTTAAAAGTTTTAAACTACCTTTTGAACGTGTTTGTGCTTCAGTCACTTTCTTCATCACCTCTTCTTTAAATTCAGGTTGTTCATCAGGAGCAATATCAGACCAAATGGTATAATGTTTTCTCTTAATATTACCTGGATTATCTTCAAAGAAAATTTGAACGACATTGTAACCTAAGTTAAATGCTGTGTTTGCAAATTTTGTAAGTAATGTTGTTTTACCTGTGCCCGTTGGTGCTAACACTACACCTAATTCACCAATTCCTAACCCACCTTTAAGTAGATTGTCAATACCCACAATACCAGTTGGTAATGGATGTCTAAAATCTTGTTCTAACGCTTCATCCATTCCGTGAAACACATCGGTAGTCTCGTCATTAGAAATACCTACTTGTAACGCCTTTTGAATAATTTGTTCAATTTTATTGTAAGCTTCAAATTCACCGTTATCAATAATGTTTTGTACGTTCTTAAGTTCCTTTTTTAAATTTTGTTGTCTACAGAAATTTAATGCGGTGTCTTTTACATATTCAATTTGTTGTTCATTATCTTTAATCGCCTCCAAAGTATCCGTGTGGATTTTAGAAGTTTGACTACCAGACCCTTCAGCCATTATTTTCTGTGCCAAAGTATTGTAATCGGGAATTTTGTTGTACGATTTGTACAATTCTTTCATATTTTCCATGATAAACTTAAATGAATTGTTATCAAAAAATTTGCTTTCAATAACATCAATTATAGTCTCACCATATTTTTTATCTTCAATAATCGCCTTTATAAGGGATTGTTGAAATGTAAATCCTAAGTAACCAAAATTCCTTTCTTCCATAAATTATTTATATATATTTTTTCTAAAATTTGTAAGTCAAATCGTGTTCTAAATAAACCGTTTCTAACTCGTCAGAAGATAAAATGTCAGTTAAGTCTGACAAAATTGTCTTCAGTCTTGGACGAATATCAACAGTATACCTTGCCTTTGGATGGTAGGTGTACGCTGGAAATATTCTTGAAATAAATACATCGTCACCTAGTTTAATTTCCAACAAAAAATGTTCTTTTTCTTGGTCTGCCTTGTCTTCCACATTCTCTGAATTGAGGATATAGTTGAGATTTTCACATAGAAAATTGGAACTTTTTATTTTCAAATCTTCTTGAAATTGTTCACAAATATTTTTTACATAATAGTGAAGGTCTATAGAACTTCTTGATTGTTTATAATGGTCTCTAACATTGAAGAATCTTTGACATACAATGTGTCCCTCTAATGACAACAAAAATTCAAATTTTGTCATGTTGTCTTGATTTTGGTAATCTCTACTCATTTGGTTTAATTTTAATAGTTCTTGTTTTTATTTTATTTTTTTCTTTCCTTGTTAATCTTAAAAATGGATTTAAAAAATTTATCCACGCGTCGTCCGATTTTGGTAAGATGTTAAAAATTCCATCTTCGGTCATCATTTTCATTGCATTTTTGTATGACCTACCTTCTTGATCTAAATTCTCACTAATTAGGAGGTTAATAACTTCCTTAGCGTCATCCGTTAAATACGGTTCATCCAAACTTACGATACGATTGTTCACGTCAAAAAATTCTTCACCTAATACACCGTGTTTTGTAACACCTGTAAGTAAATTGGCAATTAATTTGTTGTGTTTATCTTGTTCAAAAAGGAGTTCACCCCTTTCTTTAACTTGTTGAATTGAAATTTGCTCGGTTTTAAGTTCGGGAAAAATAGATAAAAATCTTTTAAGTCCCATTCCTTTGATTCCCGCAATATTGTCTGATGAATCACCACACATCATCTTAACCAATTTAACATTTTCAATTAAGATTTCTTCGTGGTCGTAAACTATCGTATCATTTTGTTTGTATAACTTTCCGTGAGATGGATTGTAAATTTGTGTATTTTCTGAAACAAGTTGAGTTAAATCTCCGTCAGATGAATAGACAATGATATTTTCATTTGATGAGTTTTGAGTATAGTAAGCGATACAATCATCGGTCTCACAATACTCAAATTCACCTTGTCTCACATATAATTCCTCAAGATATTGTTTGATTCTATCTCTTTGGTATTGATATGAATTTAATTCTTCTTCTGAACGTAATCTTGAACGTCTATTTTCTTTGTAGTGAACATAAATCTTCCTACGATTTTGAGAACCGTCCAAACCATCCCAAAAAACAACAATCTTGTCAAGTTGGTACTGCTCAAACGCTCTACGAAGAGTATTAAGGAAATGATAAATCCCTCCAATATGGGTGCCTTTATGAAATGCATTTTTGACACCATAAAAACCAATCGTAAGTAAATTGTCTCCATCAACTAATAAAACGGACATTAATAAAATTTATAGATCACTCTCTTCTGTTACAACTTCTACGTCTGCGATGTCTGTAACATTAACACCTAACATCTTACTGATGTAATCACCACACTCTTTTTTGTACTCTTCAAGAGATTTCTTTTCTTCACCTTCCTCTCGTCCAGCCATAAATCCGTGTGATGTAACTAAGATACGTCCATCCTCATATCCTAAACCATTGATGTGGTTTTTCATAATTGAGATTTTTGTTCTTGTTGCAATTTTAACTTTTCTCTTATCTTTAGTGATTGAGATTTTAGTTGTCCCCGCACCTTTTTGATTACCAAATAAGAATACAATACTTGAATTTAACCAAATTGCTTCTCCACCTTTTGCTTTAATCTTCGGTTGTCCGAAAGGATTATCAGGTAATTCTACCCAAGGTTGATTAACAATGATTAGAGTGTTCGTGTAGGACTTATCTGTTCTTCTTGAACCCGAAATACGTTGGTTAATACCCATTCCAATTTTGTCAGCTAACACTGATGCATTGTGTTGTTTACCGCCTTTACCATCGTAAGTCATTTTACATGGAACCGAACCAACTGAATCCCATAAGATTAATAAATCGTGAGGTAATTCTCCTTTTTCTTGTGCATCTAATAGTTCATTTATATATTCTGTAATTTGTTCAATATACTCAAAATCACTATTAAAAAGGTAATCTCCATCTTTATTAAAACCCATTAATTCAGCGTGGTCCCAACTCCATTTTTGTTCTGTAATAATAAAAACAGGAACAATACCTTTCTTCTGTGCATCTACTGCCGACTTTACAAGTGCGGTAGTTTTACCCGTATCACTATGTCCTAACAACATATTGATGTGTCCCATTGCGGGACCAGGAATTCCTGTTGCATCTAAGAAAGCGTCTCCTAAATCAAAGAAACGGTCTGGTTTGTATTCGGCCTCTTTTGAGAATTTCTTCTTGATTGC